GCCAGCGAGATACTGCAAATCGCCACACTGCCGCCTCCGTTCACAACGGAGCATTGCGTGTAGCCCGCCTCGCGGCGTAGGTCCTGGATCTTCCGATCGTCCCTGCTGTCGAAGATGTAAATCTTTTCTCCTGCAACATACTCGAAGAAGGAAGGGTTCGTCACTGAAGCGAATAGGTACGTGACACCCGGCACCTTCTGCTCGAAGCCACAAGCCTGATCTTCGCTACAGTCTAGTGAGACAACGTAATCTGGTTGTATGCCGTGCTTGACACACCAAGGGTACATGCGCAGGATGGAAATGACTCGCACACCCTGCTTTTGTAGTTCACGGATGGTTTCCACTTGTCCATCGATGCTTGGTCCACCAGCGATAATTGACACGGCTCCATTTTGTGATTGGGTGATCTCTGAGAGGTCGGGAAAGTGTTTGGCGAAGGTGCCTCGCATGTTTCCATACAGCTCCTCTTTGGTGAACTTGCACACCCCGCTGAAGGGGGGCATCTTCCGCAAGTCTTTCCCTTCGAATTCGTCTCGCACATATTCCACCCACTCCGTTGGCTTCTGATTATTGATCGTGTGGCCCTCTGCTCGTTGGCAGAAGGCGTAACATTCCTCATCAATGAACGTGACGTGGAAGCCTAGCTCCGTAAGAGTCCAATGGAACGTGTTCGCGCAGAAGTAGTAGGTGTGCGCAATCTGCAAGTTGCCATGGAGATTAGTGCGGAACATCCCCGGAGTGTAGAGATAGAGGAACGACTCAGGGGTCATCAGCTCCCGCACCTTACGCATATCATAGAGATCAGTGTAGTGCTCCACCACGTCCTGCATGATAATGAAGTCGAACTTGAGGCCCCGATCAACCAGCTCGTCTACACTGGAAACGACATTCACGCCGTTCTCGAATGCAGTGTCGGCACTCTTCTTGTCGATCTCCACCCCCCAAATCTCAGCCCCAAACTTCTCTTTAAAGGGGGCCAGCATCCCGCCCAAGTGACAGCCGATGTCCAGCACCTTCTTAGGGGCGGGAATGGCTTGGTCGAGCATTTTCTTAAGGATGGCTTCCCCTTTGCCCTTCTGCCGTTCATAGACACCAGCCTCTTCCTCTTCAGGTGTGCTGATGTCGACCGTGAGGAGCCGGGGAGAATTGAGTTGCCGGTAGTGGTCGTTGTAAAATTTGGTGTACGCTTCCGTGGTCATCCGAGGATTGATCCGGATCAGCGCACATTCTTTGCAGAGCACGATGCGGGCGGGAATACCGTAGCGCTCGTGCTCCGTCAGTAATTCTTCTTCCCTAGAACCGCAAAAGCAGGGAACATCCACTAAAGGATATTCCCCGCTCTTGATCTTTTCGGTGACTGCCCGCGTAGCAGCGAGAGAAGCTTCAGTCTTCTCCCGCCGATACGCGAGACTCGCCTCTTGTTTATCCATCATCCCTCCAATGATAGGTTTAGCTCGCCAATTCGGTCGGCAGCAAGGTGTACTGGTAGTAGATGTACCCTTTGCCAGCGCCAGAGACGCCCGTATTGGTGAACGAGTGGGTGAGAGTGGCCGCCGTTTGACGCTTCACAACCAGGTTGTTCGAAGCGGTGGCAGTGGCCGCGATGTAGCTCTTGCGGACGTAAACGTCAACCAGCGCAGTGCTCGACGCATGGAACTTGCCAAGGTCCGAACCGTAGCGCATCGTGGTGAGAACACCAGTGTTGCTGACCACAGGAGCGCCCTGCTTGAAGCCCACGGAGCTAAGCGTGATGTTGTTCAACAAACCCAACGCAGAGCCGGAACGGCCCACGCTGTACCTGTTGGAAGCAGCCGCTGCGCCAGCGAAGGCCGCCGTGACCTTAACAAACACGTCTTTGATCACCATGCCCCGGCGTAGCCGGAAGCCGAGAGGACGGACGGTCGTACAACTCGCCTTGTCGTTGAACGCAGCAACGAGCGTAAACTCAGTTTGCTCCGGATCAACGTCAGCGCGATGCTGAGAAGCCGAAAGGCTCTTCAGGAAGTACGAACGCCCGCCTGCGGTGAGAATGGACACGTCCACACTCGAAACAGAACGGGCGGTGTAGAACTCCAAGGTACCATCGGTCATGGTGCGCGAGATGAACGAAGTGCCGGCCACTTCCTGCGTCAGCTGCGTGCCGGCCGCATTGTAGATGGTGGCGCGAACCGCGCTGCCCGCGGTGTAAACTTGGAACACGCCCGTATCATCATCGATGGGGCGCTTCGTGCGGGTATTCACCAGCTTCACGAAGTAGGGGCGAAGATTAACGATTGCCATTGAACAAATCTCCTAACTTATTCGGGGGGAGCACCGGGACAACTCACTAGGCTTCCCAAACTGGCTCCCCCCTACAGTAGATTAGATGCCGCCTTCGCAGACAGCAATGTACGAGAACAAATCGTTACTCGCCGAAGTGACGGTGAACGTATTGCCCGAGATCGTGTCGCAGTAGGCAACCGTGGTGCTGGTAGCGCCGCTGATGATCACAGCCTTAATAGACTTGACACCAGGGATCGTCACCTCAGTGGACGTGCCCGAACCACCGGCAACGCCGGCTACGAGCTTCGTCATGGACCCGATCGCCTCAATGCGATGAGGAGAAAGTGCAGTTTGAGCCATGTTTTAACTCCTTTCTTGGTTACGGTTAGTCCGCAACCGCAGCGGAGAAAACATGCACAACGCCATTGTCCTCTTCGGTGCTTCGGTTGAACACCAGTTTCTCGATGCCACGGATCTCATGCAGCTCATACGAAACGTCATGCCCGAGTTCAGCTTCCTCTTCGTTGAACTTATTGCGTTGGCCCCAGCAGACGGCCGCAGCTTGCGCACCCAAGAGCAAGTTCTCAGTGCATTGAATGGTGGACGAGACCAGCGGCAAGCGCTCGTTCTCGTAAACCATAACGCCTTCCCAAGAGCCCTTGAAAGCAGAACCCGAGAACAACACAGAACCGGTGCCCGCAGGGGTGAGGTTTAGCTCACGGTTGCGCCACGCAGCGTCGTTGTTGACCATATCCCGCAGTGCATAGGTATGCGCCCACAGGGTAAACCATTGCTCGAAGTCTTTGCCAATCTTGAAACGGGCAGGACGGATCTTCGCAGTGGCATTAACCGGGATCAAAGCTTTGCGCTTGGCAACGCCGATCATACCAGTGCTGAGCATGTCGTTGGTGCCGTCGATGGCCGTGAGCGCAGTGGCATGCGTCGCATTCCAGTTGGCGTCAGCCGCACCGTACAGATAACGCCCGCGCACACGCCCGGACGCATGGTCCGTAAGAGCCTCGATCACGTCGTCATCGAAGTCCACGGAGAATTCGTCTTCCAACGCGCTCTTACCTTCGGTAAGGACGTTGAACATGGTGCGCTTCTGGGTCATCGGGATGTCTTCGAACTTGATCGCCCGACGCACGTTGTCGATCGTGATGCGTTGGTTGTAGAAGGACAGCGTGCCTTCGTTTCCGATGGCTTTCGCATTACCCGTCACCAACCCACCGACCACACGGCCGCGCATGCCGATCGTGATCGCATCGCCGGCTTTCTTGATCAGGTCTTCTTTGACCTGAATTATTGAATCGGAGCCAGTGCCCATAAACTTCTTGCACTGAAGCATGCCGATGTACTCGTTGAAAATACTGTCTTCCCACTGCTCCGCGGTGAGACCGTTGCCAGTGAGAATTTCGATGTAACTCATTTAACCTTCCTTATCGAGAGAAAACCTCTTCCAACGATTTGGGACCCTTGCCGCTTGAGTTTTGGCCGGCCTTCAAACCATTGCTCCCACGCGAGGAAGAAAGTCCGCGTGGGGTGCTGTTCTTCTTATCTGCCCTACCCATCAGCTCTTCGGTGACTTCTGCTTTGATCTTTTCGCGAAGCTCTTTTTCAGCTTCAGCGCGGATACTCTTGTGCCAGTCGGCCGGGGAACTGCCGTACTTGGTTTCAAAGTTAAACCGATCAAGTATGCGGAACGCTTCATGCACCGGCGACTCAGAGTTGAGCACTAAGGATTGCACCATCGGGTTTGTACCGAAGTGCTCGTGGAACTGCGCTAAGCGCTCTTCCACCACATCCTTGCCATGCTGCTCGATCGCCGCGGTTTTTGAAGCAAGCGCTTTTCCGACACCCAGAGCATGGGTGGCAACCTGCTCTGGCGTGACACGCCGCGCTGGGTCATCCACTTCTGGGTCGTAGGTGCCATCTGCGATCTTTCGCAGAGTCGCCATCTCTTGCTGCATCTGAGTGACAGCGCCCTGGAGTTGAAGCTTTTCTTGGTGCTCCTTCTGCCAGTTGGAAGACGTATCCTTGTACCGCTTGAAGTAGGGGTTCTCTTCGTTCTCCCACTTCGCTTTCGCGTCCGCGGCTTCCTTCGCTGCTTTCTCTTCAGGGGTAGGCTCCCCTTCCTTGACAGCAGCTGGCTTACTCTCTGATTTTGCGGTCAGATCCTTGTCAGCTGCTTGCTTCTCAGCCTTCGGCTTCTCGTCCTTTCCTTTTGGGTCAGGGGAAGAGTTGTCTTCGGGTAGCTTCTGAGAAGCTTCCTCTTTGCCTTCATCCTTAGTCTCCTTCTCCGCAGCGGAAGAGGGCTTATCACCCTCGGGCTCCGAATTGTGGCTAAAAATATCCGACAAAGGGGTGGCAGAGCTTTCGCTCGTGCCTTCTGCATCGATCATAAACACTCCTTCAGCGTTCAATTGGATTTTTAGGAAGGTGTTCATTATTCGTGAACAGCCGCTAATGGTGAACACTGAGACGGAAACTCAACACTGTTTAATACGTTTTAACGTATAAAATTGGATATACGCCGCAGCGTATAAGGGGGGCCAGCGGGAGTTGAACCTGCATTCCTCTCTGGAGGGAAGAGAGATCCTAGTTAGAAGATGGCCCCATAGCACCTGTCAGAAAAACTAGTACCTTTTTCTGACAACCTAGCCGCGATGCGACCAGGGTCCGAAGTAGCGGGTGTTCTTCACGCGGTAGACCCGCTCCCGCTTGCCGTGGTCATCCTCCAGCTTCTCCACTTCATGCCGATGGATGTCCAGGTCTTGGTCTTTGAACGCTTTCACGTTCGCTTGGGTGATCGTCTGCGGATCACTGATCTTGTCGAATCCAATTCGAAACTCTCTAGCCACGAGAAACCTCCTTGTACTTTTCAAAGGTACGAAGCCCGCCGAGGCCGAGCATACCGAGGAGCACGGTGAGCAAGCTCTCCATGTCGAACACCGGAAGGTTGTTTCCGATCGGATCATGGATCACAGCCACCAGCACAAAGGCCAGCAGCGGCTGAAGAACGTAGTGATAGGCGAATGCCGTACCACACACCCAGCCGATGAAGGGCCTCCAGCCTGACACCCACCAGTTGACGCTCTTGGCTTCCTCTTTGTTGATCTCCAGCTGCCCCAGGATACCCTGCCAGTCTTGCTTGGCGAGTTCCATGGTGATCTGAGCCTCAAGCTTGGCTCGTTCCTCTTCCGACATCTTCTCTGCCGGCAAGATTCGCTTCAGAATGGTGTTAACAACTTCCGCAACGGGTCCGATAAGCAGATTCCACATTACGTTTCCCTTCGCTCGACACAGGGAGAGATGGCCCCACTAAAGCCGGCGGCTTTTAGGGCAGGAACAGCTTCGTCCCGGTAGGTATTGCAGGCCGCTGCGCTCTTAAACGGCCCCACCACGGTCACCGCAGCAATACCAGGGGCCACTTCCGCTTTCATTGCGAAAAACCAACCGATGAAGAAAAGGGTGACGAAGTATTTTCTCATTTCTCTGTCCTTTGCGGTTTAGATTGGGCTACTGCGAGCTGCATTTCCATTTTCTGCATGTCAAGCTGGTGTTTTGTCGTGAGAGCTTCCATTTTAAGGGCATGCTCTTGCTGCTTCAACACCAACTCCTCACGCGACTGCTCCATCTCCATCTGAATCTTCGCCTGCTCACCTTCCCCACCTGACTTCATCTGCTCTTTCGCCAATTCGGTAGCCGACTTGGTTTGCTGAGCCGTAGGAGGGTGCATCGCCAGCACTTGCTGCGCGATTTCCGGCTTGCCAGCCAGCTCCCACACGCCGGCCCGCTCTACGGGTTCCAGCATATCGAGATTGGCCTGCAAGTTGAGCTTGGGTTGCACAGGCGGCGGGCCTTGCGGCTCGCTGAGCACCTTCAAGAGCCCCTCTTTGTTGCGAATGCGAGAAGCTTTGAGCAGCTCCACCGTATAGGGAGCGGGAAACTGCAACAACTGCGGGAGAGTTTCCATGAGAATGCGGAAATGCTCGTCCTGCGTAGAAGGATCGTCTTCGAATTCCGTCACCACCACGTCATAGAGGCCGTTCTTGATCTGCGCCATCTGGTCCGCACTGATGCCGATCTGCTTAGAGGCGTTCTCGTCGTCCGTGATGAGAAAGATCTTCTCTCCAGTGTAGTATTTCTGGACATAATCCAGAGCCACCCGAGTAAAGATCTTGCGTGTGCGCCGGATGTTGTCGAACAGGGTGGCAACCGGCTTGCTGGCTTCAGCATATTTCTGCTGGAGCCCCTTGCCCGAGCGAAGCTCGCCTGTCTGCTGCCCCATGCGCTGGTCCATCCCCACGATGCTGTAGAGATCGGCCTGCGCACGCTGGTGCATGTTGAACTGTGAGGCGGCTAGGTCAGCATTTTCCTTGAACTGAAACCGCTGCTGGGTGAGAGCACCGTCGCGAAGCTCGATGTTTCCATCCGGCTTTGCTTTTTCCTCTGCCAACTTCAGAGGGTCATCCACTGCGCTCTTCTCGTAGATCGCTTGGTTGGTGTTGAGTAAGTGGAGAGCCTTTGATTCTCGCTTATTTATTGCGTCCTGCATGGACAAGGCGAGTGTAACCAGTGAATAAGGCTCTCCTGTCTTGCGCCGGTATGCGAAGTAGGGCACCAGCGAAAAGAATCTGTGATCGGTTTCCTTGTGTTCGAGCAACACCCCCGCGGCATAGACGCCTACGCAGATGGTGGTCTTCAGCCGGTTGAGCATCCGGGCCTCAAGGCCCCGCTCCTTTGCCAGCTTCATGATCTCTTTGCCCTTCGCGTCTTCCGGAAGGGCGTGAGAAGTGCCGTCGCTTAGGAGCAAGAGGCGTTCCCGCTCCTGCTTCTTATACTGCACTTCGATAAGTCGAATGCGCTCGTTG